TGCAAGCTGCGGAATCTGCTTCGCTATCGTGTCATGTAGCATCGTTCTCTCCTGTTGTTACGCCGGTGACCTCGGCGTTACCCTTCACGCTGGCGAGTGTGGTATCCAGCTTCTCGACGTAACCCTGGAGATTGTGCTTCTGCTGGAAATACTCAGATGCGTATGCCGCCCAGCCGACAACTTCTTCGCGGGCTTCTTCCAGCGCCTCCACCAGCACCGCCTGCCGCTTCTCGCACGCGACCAGCATCCCTGTTTCGGCTTGAAGTGCAGTTACAAGCCTGTTCCGCTGCCGCTCAAGCTCTGCGATGCGCTCCCGTAGGTAGTGAATCTCCTTGCCGTCCGCTTTGATGACGCCCGCATCTGTTTCAGCTTGCGCCGCAAAGTCTCGGCATTGTTCGGCCAGCCTCTCTACCTCTGCCGCGAGGTCGGGCGGGGCGGTATATAGCTTGATGCAGTTCGGGCAACTTACATCGCCTGAGTCCTTGAACAGAAAGAAGTCGCTTTCCTCTTCTGTGTCGCCTTGGTGCCAGATGCCGAACGGCTCCTGCGCGACAGGCTCACACGCAGGGCAATGCTCGCTTGCCACGGCTCCGCACTCACAGTCAGGCTCGGCCTTCTCAGGCTTCGGCGCGGCGGCGAGCATTCGCGCATACACGTCACGCATGTAGGCTGACCAGTTGTAGTCGTTGCACAGTTTCACGTTCAGCGCGAAAGACACGGCAACATCAAGTTGCGATGCTGTCGGCTCCACCGGAACAGGCACATAACCGGCAGGCACCTTCCGGCACTCGGCTTCGATAGCGCGGGCGAAATCAACTGCTGTTCTCCAGTACGGTAGATAGCGGCTTGCCGGCGACGCTACCTCTGCTGCAATTTCTTCGATGCGTTTTTCACTCATCATGTCGTATATCCTCGTAAATAATTCGACACATTGGCCGGAAGCCTTGTGCCTGTTGGGTTTCGGTGCGCCGCGTGTTTCAGCGTATACGGCGAAAACGCCGTCTACTTCGCGTTGTGCCCCTCGGGTGCCGTCCCGCCAGCGCCGACTTTTGCGAGGACAGCATCGATAGCAGTCAGTGCTGCGTATCTGTTGTCGGGGACGTGCCATTGAACAAGCCCATTTCTTGCAATCTGCAAAACCCCCAACAGTTCATCGCGCTGCTGTGTCAGGCTGTTGATCGTGTTGGTGTAGATAACTTGCCCGAGGTCAATTGCCAATTCGGTTTTCTTGTCCATTTCAATTCTCCGAAGGTGCGCCGGGGCATAACCCGGCGTTCAACGCGGACGCCCCGCAAGCGGGTCGCCCGTTAACTCAGCGTTAATCCGCACTTCCGCCCTCACTCTCAATCCTGATCGGCTCCATGATCCTCGGCACATACCCGTCGCACCGGCCTTCCGGCTTGTCGCGCACATCGAAGGCAGCGAGCGGGATGATCTGGCCTTTCTCCGGGCGCGTGTGGCGCCGGCAGTGGCTGGCCTGCTGGCAGAAGTTGCCCAGGCAGCGGTAATCGAGTTTCTGGACTAGCGTGGTCATTTGATTTCCAGACGTTCCGACACTTCGAGATGAGCGCCGGGGACTTCTTCGCCGGCCTTGATCCTGTCGGCAATGGCCTTCTTGTCAGGGCGCGGCGGGGGCGCTTCCGGATACACGAACAGATCGCACGGGATTTGGCCCTCGGCATCGATGACGACGGCGCCGGGATTCTTGCGAATGGACAGCTTGAATTCCGGGCATTCGATCTTGCTGATGCCGCATGCCTGCATGTTGTTCAGCAGATAATTGCGGATTCGCGTGGCCCGGTTCTCGATGGCCTTGCGGCGGGCGGCCATCTGTTCTTCGGCCTGTTTGATCTGGTCGGCCAGTGCTTCGCAGTTGCGGATCACGAACGCGACGTTGCGGGCCTTGACTTCGACGGCGCCGGCCATGCCTTCCAGCGTGTCGGCGATGGTCTGGTCGTCAATGTCGAGGTCATGCAGCCTTTCGGCTGCGGCCCGGTATTCGGTGGTGAGTTGGTAGAGGGCGGTCATGTCACACCTCAGAACGGCACGTCGTCGGAGAAATCGTCACTGCCAGAGGGTGCAGTACTGGCAGCCGGCGCGGACTTGAGCGGGCGATCCTTGAGCGCGATAACCATCTTTGCCAGCGTCTCCTGCTTTGCGGACTTGTTGAGGATCTCCGACGCGGTGAATTCGTCCTTGTCGAACGGGGCGAAGATGGCCGGCTTCCATGCCGTGCTGCCGTCCTTCTTGGCGTACTGCTCCATCTGCAGCAGCAGGCCTACGGGCTTGCCCATCAGTTCCTTGAACAGCGGCACGGATACGGGGCCGCGCTGCTTGGTGTCGGGGTCGTACTTCTCGACCTCGCCGACTTCAGGCTTCAGCGCCTTGACGCGCAGACAGGTCATGAGCGCCATCAGCAGCTTGTAGCCATGCAGCGTCTCGCCGCTGGCGTTGTGCGTCCAGATCGTCAGGTAATCGGCCGATGCGCCGTTGTCGGCCTTGAACGAGAAGTCGATTCCCTGGCTGCCCTTCTGGCTCTTGATCGGTTCGGCGCGAGTGAAGGTGCCGAGATACTTGCCGGTCGAGTCGATGCGCGAGTTGATCTGGTCGGCAGATTTCGCGGCCTGCATGTCGAGGTTGTATTCCATGATTCGTGTGGCTCCTGAGTTAAGCGGCTTCTTGCAAGCCGTAGTAGTTGAAAATCGCGGCATCGACGGCGGCGAGGTCGTTGTCGATCAGGTCTTCGTCGAAGAGCCCGATCGGTGACTTCACCGTGTCGCTGCCGTTGTTGCGGGTTGAAAACAGGTAGTTGCCGTTCTGGACGGTGGTGCGGAGGACGATGGAGAACATCCCTTCGATGGTGATCTTCTCGTCGAGCATCTTGCCGATCGTCTTGGCCTTGACCTTGCCGAACTCGTCCGATGCGGTATGGCCGAGGACATAGACGCGCTTGTTGTCATGGCCTGAACCGATGGCGCTAAGGATGTCCCAGGCGTGCCGGCCAATGTCGGTGAACTTGGCGAACCCGGTCTCTTCGCTGCGGCGCATGTACTCGTTGGCGAGGATGTACTGGAAGTCGTCGATCACGATCACGGACTTCGTGGTGCGCTGCATGGCCTTGATGATGTTCGCGCTCTGATCGGTGACGTAGATGTTCCCGACCTTGTTGTCCTGCGTGATATACGACCAGTCCTTAGAACGGAACGGCAGCGGCTTCTTGACTGCCTGAATCAGCAGCGTGTGTTGCGGGTCGAGGTTGCGCATGCTCGCGCTCTTGCCGGTTCCGGACTCCCCGAGGATCATGATTCCGTGACTCATTTGATTTTCCTTGCTCAGTAAATTCGTGTTCGGATTGGTACTGCTGCCAGAACTGGATTCCGCCGTCGTTCATGCCCGCCTCGCCTGTTCGGTCATCCAGTGGATCTCGTCGTCGCGCAGCCGGCGGATGTAGCCGAAATTGCTGCTCGAATGCCGCGCAATGGCCAGCTCGAAGCGGGTCAGGGCGAGCATTACGGCGACGAAGGCGTCGAGGCTCAGGCGGCGCATTTGTGCAACGGGCTCAGGCGGACGCGGATCATCATTCCCTCGATCGGAAGCGGGTCTTCGCCGTCGAAATAGATGTCGATCGCACGGGTGATTGCGTCGCAGCTGGTGAAGGCCAGCACGTTCAGCGTTTCCTTCTTGGCGCCAATGTGCAGCTCGACCTCGAACACGCGGCTCGACTTCGAGGCCATGCGGATGATCGGGTTGCGAGCCAGGATTCGAGCGTCGATTTCGGCCTCTTCGGCAAAGCGGCGCTTGTAGGCCTGATCGAACGATTCGTTGTCGCGGATGGTGGTTGGCATTGCATTCCCCCGTGGGAATTGCGGGCCGACTTGTTTGTCGGCGCGGCCCGCTTGGCCGTGTTGCTCAATCCCGGTTACCGGCTTCCGGGTCGGATCAGCTTGGAGTTTTGGCCCGCCGTGGCGGGTTGTTACTCGGCGCTCCGAGGGTTCTGATCGGCCTTCCAGCCTTACGGCGCTTGACTAGGCGCTTGCCTTTTTTCATCCACTAGCACCAGCCGAAGTGGTGTCGAAGTGGTTCCGGCGGCCGTAACGTGGCGTACTTGTCGGAAGCTCTCTCGCTTCTCGTCGCTGGGCTTTCGTTCTCCAGTTACGGCCTGTTGCGCTATCAGGCTGCGTGATGCTCTATCGCTCCGGTGGTTCTCCGCTTCGCTCACCAAGGCATCCCCTGGACTCTCTTGCTTGGCTTCAATGCCCGACTCGCGGGTTTTGCTGGTGCGTTGTTTGTTTCGACAGATTCAGTATCTCAATACTTTGAGCGTCTGTCAATCAATATCTTGAGAATTACAGGCGAGCGCCAATAAATGTTTTATCGGTGATTTTTGGGTATAGATTCCCCTAGGGTGGATTAACCGACCCTGCCCCATGTCTGATCGTGTTGCCAGACACCAGGCTACGCATGACGGAGCGATTCATCGAAACAGGGTCAGTCCCACCATTTACCCCTGCTCTTGTGCAGTCCCTCGCTCACAGGCCGCGCGGCGTAGTCTCCGGGTGTAGGAGTGCCGGTCTATTCGTGGAAGCTGGCCGATGCAGGCCCGTTGGCTATCGCGTCCATTGCGGTCGCGCCAAAAGAAAAACCCGCGATGCTTCTAGGTGGGCCTTGGCCTTGGCAGGGCAGCGTATTCAACTGGCAGTAGAACAGTCGAAACACACCTTATCAAGGCCCACCTAGTAACACTGCGGGTCTGCGTTTCTACTGCAAGCCGAACGGTGCCACCCGTTACGACAAGCCAAGAATATAATACTTTTAGCGAATACTCAAGACTTTGAGCGGTCTAATTCAAGGGCGCGTAGTTCGCATAGTCAGAATCATCGCGTCTATATTCCTCAAAGTATTGATTGCCACCGGCTCAAAATTTTGAGATGATTTCGGCATGAATACAAACATCCTCGATTACGTCTTGGCGCAGCTTCGCAGTGGCGACACGGTTCTTACAGAGGTTTGCCGGGAAACCGGATTGAAACCTTCCTGGCTGTGGCAACTGAAAGATGGCCGCATTCCAGACCCTTCTGTAAGGAAGATTCAGACGCTTGCTGACTACTTCTGTAGCAAGCACCGGAAAGCCGCCTGACATGCCTGAAATCAGATTTGAGGCCAAGGCCGAAACCGTCGCCGTTCTAGACGGGTACTGCTCTGCGACCGGCAAGTGTCGCACATCATTCATCAACGACCTCCTAGAGCAGTGGGCAAAGGCGAAGCTCCTTGAATCCACTATGGTCTGCCGGGTCGCTGGCATCAATCCGATGCAGCCGGAGGGCGAGCGGAAATGACCATCAGCACGCCCCCGTCAGCGATTCAGGACTACCGGATTCAGGCCGACCGGATCGCAGCCATGTACGGCTTCCGGTTCCCCTGCAAGAAGTGCGGCAAGTCATCCAAGCCTGCGGGCCGGAAGGCAAATATGGTCGCCGGCAAACAGCACGGCTGGAAGTGCGCTGAATGCGCGAAGGCCAAGCCATGACTCGCATGACTGAAACCGATCTGTCAGTGATCAACGCCAGGGCCAAGTCTCGCGGCTACAAGCTGACGCAGCCCGAGCCGAAAGAGGCCGATGTCCTGTCATCGATCCTGCGCGCACTGAAGGTGCATCCGGCGGTCGTGTGGGCGCACCGCATGAATACCGGGGCGGGGCATCTGACGCGCCCTGGCGGCAAACAGAGCCAGTTCATCAAATTCGGCTTCAAGGGCTGCCCGGACATCATCGGCCAGCTGCGTACCGGTCACTCCCTGCTGATCGAGGTCAAGCGCCCGTCTGGTCGCGTAGATCCGGAGCAGGCAGCGTTCATCGACAAGGCCAAGGCCAACGGTGCCGTCGCGTTCATTGCGCGGTCTGTTGGCGATGTGTGGGCCGTTCTGGATGGGGGTAGCAAGTGAAATTCTACGATCAATACAAGCATCCGCTGTGGCAAAAAAAGCGCCTTGAAGTAATGGCGGCGGCAGGGTTCGCATGCCAGTGCTGCGGGGAGAAGGAAGCGCAGCTTCATGTGCATCACATCAGGTACGTGAAGGGCCGCAAGGTTTGGGAATACAACTCGTCCGAACTTCTTTGTTTGTGCGACGAGTGCCACGAAGGAACTCACAAAGAAAAAGACGTTTTCGACGATGTTCTATGCCATTCGGACGGCTGGTTTTCATACCTTGAGCTGGCCTGTGTCGTTAGAGGACTGGTTCGATCAAGTCTTCATCCAGATGTCGAAGAAGGTATGCGCAAATTCGACAAGAAGCTTTTCGTTATCGGCGAGTTCATTGGTTATCGAGACGATTTTTCAAGCGACGACATCAAAACGATTTTGTCTCTGAGTCCAGATGAATTTCACGCTCTGGCCAAGAGCGTAAGGGGTGAATGATGGCGCGTATTCGCACGATTAAACCAGAGTTCCCGCACTCCGAAAGCATGGGGCGCGTCTCTCGCGACGCCAGGCTTCTTTTCATTCAACTCTGGACGATTTGCGACGATTCGGGGAGGGCTCGCGGAAATTCGCGAATGCTCGCGAGCCTTCTTTTTCCATATGACGATGATGCGCCGGAGCTGATCAACCAGTGGCTTGAAGAGTTGGAGCGCGAAAACTGTGTTGCGCTCTATCGGGTCGATGGCACGACATACGTGCAAATTTGTAACTGGTTGAATCATCAGAAGATTGACAAGCCGTCACCGTCGAAAATACCCGACTTCGACGAATCCTCGCGAACCCTCGCGAATCCTCGCGAACGTTCGTCGGAGGATCAAGGATCAAGGATCAAGGATCAAGGAGAGGATCAAACCCTTGCGTCGAGCCCTGAAGAAAATCCTGCGCCATCTCTTCCCGCTGTCGCAAAAGCGACAGCATCAAAAAAATCAGATGACGGATCGAAGGAATCGAACCGCGAAGCGTGGGAGTCGTACTCGTTGGCGTACCGCGTCAGGTACGGAGTTGATCCGGTCAGAAACGCGAAGGTCGCTCGCAACGTTCAGGACTTCGTGAAGCGTGTTGGCGCTGAAGAAGCGCCGAAGATCGCCGCGTTTTTCGTTTCCCACAACGATCCGTTCTACGTCCGCACTGGGCACGACTTCGGGGTGTTGCTCAAGAACGCCGAGAAGGTTCGCATGGAGTGGGCAACAGGCCGAACGGTTCCGTCGCAGTCCATCCAATTCAAATCCGTGTCCGATCAGCGCAAGGACTTTCTTGACGCACTGACCGGAAGGGGCCAGCAGCCGGAGCCGTTGCCGTTCATCGATGGGGAGTCTCGCCATGTTGCCTGAAGCCTGGATTACCAGAATTTTCGATCACATGCTGGCGTTGTACGGGTCGAAGTTTGCCGACCTGTGGCGCGGAACCGACCCTGCCTCGATGCGGAATGTTTGGGCTGTGAAGCTGGCAGGATTCGCTGACCAGCCGAACGCGATCAAGCAAGCCCTTGACGCACTGGATGCCAAGCCGTTCCCGCCGACCCTGCCGGAATTCCTGACGATGTGCAGGGAAGCAGGGCAGCGCGGACTGGACGCACCGAAAGCCTTACCGCACTACCCGACCCCTGACGAAATCGCCAGGGCGGAAGAAGCGGCGCAGAAGGTCCTGGAAACCGTCGCGAAGATGCCGAGCCGCGATCATCTGGCGTGGGCAAAGGATCTGAAGCGGCGCCACGAATCTGGCGAAAAGCTCGCGTTCCTGCAGGTCAAGATGTACCGCGAAGCCCTCGGAATCAAGGCATCAGCATGACTGGCGAACTGTTCAACGAAGTGTTCGAGGAACGTGCCGCGATACGGGAATTCGACGGCCTGCTGACCCGCGAAGAGGCCGAGCGCCTTGGCCTGCTGGATGCTGAGGAATGGCGCATGGCTTGTGAAGTTCGGCACGTTCTCAGCCTGCCGAGCCTGGAAGAGCGGCGCGGCTATCTGGCGAAAGCCGAAAACGCGAGAGGCGTAAAGGCCGTGAATCCGCTGCGCGAGGCAGTCAAACGCGAATTCGAGCGGAGGAAAGCCGCATGAAGCGCATCCTGATCCTGACCGGCGAGGCCGCACGCAAGGCCGCATGCCGCGACGTGCTGGCCGCTCCCGATGGTTACGTCGTGACGATTGCCGAGCGCACCCGGAGCCTCGACCAGAACGCCGCGCTCTGGCCGGCCCTGAACGAAGTCAGCGAGCAGGTCGATTGGTACGGCCAGAAGCTGACCCCCGAGGAATGGAAGGACGTGTTTAGCGCGGCCCTGAAGAAGCAGAAGGTCGTGCCAGGACTGGATGGCGGATTCGTCGTCTGCGGGCAGCGGACAAGCCGGATGGGCAAGCGGGAGTTCGGCGACCTGCTGGAACTGGTTTATGCGTTCGGCGCCGAGCGTGGCGTCAGGTTCTCGGATAGGGCGGCGGCATGAACGCCGGGCTCCGCCACATGGGCAAGGTCGCACAGTTGCCGTGCGCCTGCTGCGGAGCGAGTGGCGTGCATGTGCATCACATCCGGGAAGGCCAGGGCATGGCACAGCGGGCAAGCGATTTCCTGACGATCCCGCTATGCCCGGATTGCCACGTCGGGCCACTCGGCGTGCATGGCGACAAAAGCCTGATGCGGATCAGGAAGCTCTCCGAGCTGGACATGCTGGCGGAGACGATCCGGATGCTCACCGATTCGCGCGTGCGCGCATTTGACGGGGCCTGAGATGCTGATCAGCGAGGACGAGTGCATAGACTGGTTCCGCATCATCATCGACCTTGAGCGGTCGTGCTATCCGCACGTCGCTATTGGCGCCGCTGTCGGGGTATCGAAGCGCACCGTCGGCGGCTGGAAGGACGGCAGCAAGCCGCGCTTCGAGGACGGCTGCAGGCTCATCGCACTGTGGGCGAACGTTACCGGCAAAGGGCAGGAATCTGCCCCGAGGGTTGGGAAATACTCGCACCACGCTTGACATCAACCACCACGGAGACACCAGTCATGCCGCCGAAAACCCCCGTTGCACCGAAAGTCCCCGGCGAAACGCCCGCACCCGAAGCAACCACCACGGAGACCGTCGAGGAAACCGTCAGCGTTCCGAAGGCCCAGCTCGATGCGTTGCTGGCCCGCGTTGCGGCGCTGGAAGCCAATCCGACCCCTGTCGCCCGTCGTGCCAATCCCGACGCTTCGCTGCCGGATCAGGACGACGTCGATCTGTCCACGCTGAAGTCGCCGGTTCTGACGAAGCAGGGCTGGCTGGTCCCGACCGGCTTCGGCGCCAACCCGAACGGCCAGAAGATCTGACGTGTCCGTCCGACTCGCTACCGCAGCAGACATCCCGGCCGTCCTCGCGATGGCCGAGGCGTTTGTGCGGGAGTCGGACTACGGCATGACCTTCGATCCGATGCGCGCCGTCGATTACCTGGCGCTGCTGATCGGCCATCCGGAGGCTGCCGTTTTCATCGATGACGAACACCCGGCCGCGATGATCGTTACCGTGCAGCACGCATGGTGCGTGCAGCCTGAGTGCTACGTCGAGAAGCTGTTCGTGATGCCGGCGGCCAGAGGTTCCGGCGTCGCCCGCGCACTGGTCGCTGCTGCCGTCGAGTTCGCCAGGCAATACCACTGCTCGCACATCTTCGCCACGGCAACGGCCGGCATGGGCGACATCGTCGGGCAGCTCTACACCAACCTTTTCGCAAAGTTCGGGTTTCACGGCTGTGGGCCCGTGCTTTGCCGGAGCATGTGACATGGGCAAGATCGCAAAGATTCTCGGAGGCGGCCAACAGAAGGCGCCGACCGTTCCGACCGTCGATCCCGAAGCCGAGCGCCGCAAGGCCGAAGCCGAGGCCGCAGCCAAAGCGAATGAGCAACTGACGGCCGACGCACGCCGCAAACGCCAGCAGAAGGGCCTGCTTGCAGGCGATGAGGCCGGCACGGGCGGCAGCGTTCTCGCTTCCGGTGGCAAGACCGGCGGCAGCGTCCTCGCATCGGGCGGGCAGTGACATGGACGCCAAGGCACACATCCGCCGACTGGCCGCGCTGAAGGCGCTGCGCCAGCCGCATGAACAGGGCTGGGAGGAGTGCTACAGCTATTCGTTCCCGGAGCGTGCGCTTGGCCTGAACGGTACCGCCGTCCTTGCAACGTCTTCGCAGGACTCCCAGGCGAAGAAGAACCGAATCCTCGACGACACTGCCGCGGATTCGGCTCGCACGCTTGGATCGAGCGTCGTGTCCGGCACAACCCCGGCAAATTCGTTGTGGTTCGGCCTCGATGCCGGCCTGGAGATCGAAGACGGATCGGAAGCCAGCGACGAAGGCCTTTGGCTCGACGAGTCGGCCCGCACGATCTTCGAGAACATCCACCAGTCGAACTTCGACGCTGCAGCCTACGAGTGCGCGATCGACCTGACTGCCGCCGGCTGGTTCGTGCTCTACATCGATGAGGCCAAGGAAGGCGGCTACGCCTTCGAACAGTGGCCCATCGCGCAATGCTTCGTGAGTGCGTCGCGCCTTGGCGGGCTGGTCGATACGATCTACCGCGAAGTCGAGATGACCGTCGAGCAGGTCGTCGCCGAGTACGGGCTCGACAAGGTGTCGAAGAAGACGGCCGACTGCTACCGGGCCGAGAAGTTCGACGAGAAGGTGCTGGTCTGCCACGCGATCTATCCGCGCCAGATCCACATGGTCGATGCCAGGCGCTCGAAGAATCTGCCGTTCGCCTCTGACCACTTCGAAGTGGTCGCCCAGCATGTTCTGCGCGAATCCGGCTATCACGAGTTCCCCTGCGTCGTGCCGCGCTGGATGCTGATCCCCGGCACGGCCTACGCTACCGGCCCGATGTCGAATGCGCTGGGATCGATCCGCTCGGTCAATGACATCAAGGCGCTCGAGCTGGCCGGCATGGATGTGGCCGTCTCCGGCATGTACATCGCCGAGGACGACGGGGTCCTAAACCCCCGCGCCGTGAAGCTCGGTCCGCGCAAGATCATCGTCGCCAACTCGGTCGATTCGATGAAGGAGCTGAAGACCTCGGCGAACTTCAACGTCGCATTCACCGCCGAGGAACGACTGCAGGCCGCTATCCGGAAGGCCATGCTTGCCGACCAGCTGCAGCCGCAGGATGGCCCGGCGATGACGGCCACCGAGGTTCATGTCCGCGTGCAACTGATCCGCCAGCTGCTCGGCCCGATCTATGGCCGGTTGCAGGCAGAGTACCTGAAGCCGCTGATCGATCGCTGCTTTGGCATTGCCTACCGTGCCGGCGTGCTTGGTCAGGCACCGGAAAGCCTGCAGGGCAAGCTCTTCACCGTGAAGTATCTGTCGCCCCTGGCCCGCGCCCAGCGACTGGAAGACGTCACGGCGATGGATCGCTTCGAAGCCTCGCTGATCGCAGAAGCACAGGCTGACCCGACCGTCCTCGATGTCTATGACTTCGAACTCGCCGCCCGCGAGCGCTCCGGATTCCTGGGCGTGCCGCAGCGCCTGATGCGCACGCCGGAGAAGATCAGGTCGCTGCGTGATGCGCGCGAGCAGAAGCAGGCCGAAACCGAGATGGGCGCCGTCGGGGCCGAAGTCCTCACCCGTGCCGCGCCGGAAATGGTGAAGCAAGCGGCCGCAGCATAGAAACACTTTTTCAAAGGAGCACGAGATGTCGATCTACTCACTCAGTCTTAACACAACCGTAACAACCACAGGCGCTGCGGCCATGGACTGCAAAGCCGCTGCAACCAATACGCCGAACATCATGGAAGTCGGCCTGTCCCTCGGCGCTGCAACCGCATCGACCTATGGCCTTGGCCGTGCCGGCAATACGCCGACGCAGACCAGCCCGGTACTGTTGCAGGCGGAAGACCCGAGCAAACCGGCTGCGCTTACCGGCTGTGCCGTTGCTTGGTCCGTCGCGCCGACTGTCCCGACTCAGTTCTTCCGCCGGATCGGCTTGCCCGCAACGATTGGTGCCGGAGTTATCTGGACCTTCCCGCGAGGCCTTGCGCTGGCCGTGTCGGCATCGATGCTGATCTGGAACCTCGCCACCAACAGCGCCAGCACCAACGCCTGGTGGGTGGCTGACGAATGATGGCTCAATCGCTCGAGCAAAAGTACGCGGCAGACGACAACGACGTCATGGCGCAGATCACTGTGACCGTCTATCGATCTGGCGCAATGTCTGTGGCTGGCGACATCCACGACGAGAAATTCGCCCTTTCGCTGATCGACGCTGCGCGGGACTCTGTGAAATCGCACCATCTGCGCAAGCATGGCGAGCTCATCATCCCGGCAGGAAGCGCGAGGGTGATGTGAGCCAGTTCCTGATGCCGAACGGTGGATTCTGGACGGGCTTCCTCACCATTCAGGACGAGGAGAAGGGCGACCTGTGGAAACCGGCGTGGGGCTATGGCTACAAGAACCGGGGGCCGCAAGCCATCTCTTGGCAGTGGAACAAAGACCAGCGCTGGCCGAACACGGGGTTTATGTCCGGCGACCCGTCTGCACCCTTCGGCCCTCTGGGCATGGATGCGCGCGAAAATGACATATACGGCCCATGGAACCTCGGCATCAGTGGCCATTCCCGCCCCTACTTCATTCGCGGCATCTGCAAGGATGGTGCGGGTAATCCGCTCGGCGGGGCTGTGGTCTATGCGGTGCGTGCCTCGGATAACGTCATGGTCGGCTCTGTGGCCTGTGATGACCGTGGCGTTTTCGAATGCCCGACGCTCGACACGACGCCGCACTTCGTTCATTCCTTTTACGCCTCCGGCAGCTTGGCCGGTCGGTCAGTCAATACCCTTACACCGGTGCTCTAATGCCCAATTCGGTCATCATCCTCGCGCCGGCGGCCGATGCTCCGGTCGACGCAACGCTGCTGGAACTGACGCTGCGAGCGACGGATGCGACACCGGAGAACATCATCCTCTATCCGCGCCCCTCACTAGCCGCAGCTGGTCTTGCCGTCATTACGCTGGTGGCGATGGGGATCACCGACTCGTGGCCATCCGTGAATCAGGTTACGGGCGGAATCGAGTGGCTGCAGAACGGGGTGAAATTCACCGGTGCGCTATCCGCTGGTGCTGCGGTATTCCCTGCACAGCCTGACGTCCGCACGGGTGTCACGTATGGCCCCGGCGGCACGGACTATACCGGCAGCTATGATCCGCCAGCAGGTGGCAGTGGTGTGTCACGTTCGAGAGTTGCCAATGCGTAAATCCAAGCAATCCACCGCCAAGAATGTCATGGTGCTGATGGTCGGTTCGGCAGATCATGTCACCGGGCTGGCCGGGCTGGCGCTGACGATCACGGCGAGCAAGAACGGTGGCGCGTTCGCTTCGATCAGCCCGACCGTCACGGATCGGGGGGATGGATGGTACAGCGTAGCCCTGACCGCGTCGCACACCGATACCCTTGGCGACTTGGCGCTGCACATCACTGGCGCAGCGGCTGATCCTGCTGACATGGTGCTATTGGTCGAGGCCGGCGCGACTGATGTCGATGTCTCAACGCGGCTCCCGACTGCTGGATATACCGCTCCGGACAATGCAGCCGTGGGGCTGGCGCTGAAACTGCTCAGAAACAAGACCATCTCTGACCCGACGACCGGCATCCTGACGGTCTATGACGACGACGGCGTGACGCCGCTGCTGACGGCGCAGCTGTACAAGGATGCGGCCGGCACCGAGAACTACAGCGGCACCGGTGTCGAGCGCCGCGAGCGCCTGGCATGAGCATCGTTCTCCGCGGCCTGGGCATCGGCATCGATACCGGATCAACCATCGTCGCCTTCGGTCTGGCGCGTGACGTCGAGGCCGGCGAGAGCGTCGAGACCGTTGTCGCGAATGCCGACGTGTCGCAGCTCTTCGTGATCGACTTCGGGCTCGGCAAGCGCAAGCCGACGAAGGCCGAAATCCGCAGATTCCAGCGCATCGCCGCAATGGTGGGCTCGCGCGGTCTGCAATTCACCGAACGCAAGGGGCGCAGGAAGGGACAGGTCGAGTTCGACGTATCCCCGGCGCCCATTCTGAGGAAAGCCGCATGAGCCAGACAGAACGCCCGACGCCGCAGGACTATGCCGATCTGTTCGAGGTCGACAAGCGCGGTGCCCGCATCCTCGACGACCTGGTCCTGCGCTTTGCACGGCCAGCCGTCAATAAGGGCGGCATTGATGCAGTGCTGCAGACCTATCAACGCATGGGCGCCCGCGAGGTGCTCGAATTCATTGCCAACCAGATCAACCGCGCCAACGGCGTGCAGGTTGATGAAACCCAAGGAGAGTGATTATGTGGATCAGGAAAGGACGACACTATGTTTTCATGGATGCGGCAGGCGATGGCGGCGATCCGGGCGGCGGGGCTGCTTCGGGCGATGCGGGAACTGCGGCGGCAGCCGGCGCCGCTGGTGGGAATGAGGGCGCTGGTAGCGCTGCGGCAGGTAGCGAAGCCGGAAGTGCAAGCGTCCTCGCTGCCGGCGCAGAAACCGGGACCGTCACGATCCCGGAGAAATACCAAGTCAAGAAAGAAGACGGCTCGCTCGACATCGAAGCCAGCAGCCTGAAACTGGCCGAGGCATACGGCCATCTTGAGAAGCGCCTTGGCTCTGGCGACGCACCGCCGAAGACGGCCGAGGATTACCAGATCGCCGTCCCCGATACGCTCAAGGACGTCTGGAACCCGAAGGAGGACCCGCTGCTCGGCGAGTTCCTGAAGAACGCGCACGCTGCCGGCATGAACCAGAAGCAGGTTGATCTGGCGATGCAGACCTATCTCGACGTGGTGCCGAAGCTGCTCGAAGGCTCGAAGACGCTGTCGTCCGAGGAATGCACAGCCGAGCTGCAGAAGGAGTGGAATACGCCGGAGCAGTACAAGGCCGAGGTGCGCAAGGCTTACCAGGCCGCCATCGCATACGGCGACAGCGATGCCGAGGCGATCCTGAAGGACTACGGCAACGATCCGCGCGTGATCCGCTTGCTGGCCCGCGTCGGTGGCGAGATGGGCGAGGACCGTTCCGTTACGCCGCCGGGCGGTGGCAGCGCTACCGGGCAGGCCGTCGAGTCGCTGATGACGTCCGAGGCCTACAACAACCCGAGGCACCCGGAGCATGCAACGGTGTCGCGCCAGGTGGCGGACCACTTCGCACGGCAGGCAGAGGCTGCGGCGAAGAGCGGGAACGTGCCGATCCTTTGAGCATCACCAGCGTTACGAGAGAGCCGCCTTCGGGCGGCTTTTTCATTTGGGCAGGAATCTGCCCCCGCAGTCGAACAACAATCGCCAGCAACAGGCCCGAAGTAGCGCGCGGACACCCTGAAAGCTCGCAGCCCGATGCATAGCCAGCAGAGGGAACGTAGCAGGCCCGGAGAGCCGGACACCCTGGAAAGGCTGAAGACCATCAACCTTTTTGGAGAACATCATGTCCAGTACCATCACCGCAGCATTTGTGCAGCAGTGGGATACCGCCATCCGCCTGCAAGCTCAGCAAGCTGAGTCCCGTCTGATGAAGGCCGTTACCGATCGCGGCCAGATCACCGGTGACGGCTTCACCGTCAATAACCTCTCGAGCGTCGAGATGGACGAGAACACCGTCCGTCACGGTGACACCGAGTGGGGCGAAATCAATCACACGAACCGTCTGGCCGTGATGAAGGATTTCTACAAGGCCCTGCCGCTCGATCGCAACGACATTCCGAAGATGATCGTCAATCCCGTCACTGGCGGCGACTACATGCGCACGCTGATGAACGCCAAGAACCGCAAGGCCGATGCAGTCATCTATTCGGCGCTGGGCGGCACGATCACCTCGAAGGACGGCGTTACCAGCAACGTGCTGCCGGCCGGTCAGAAGATCGCCCACGGCAGTACCGGCTTCACGAAGGCCAAGATCATTCAGGCCCGTGCGATCTTCCGCGCGAACGAGTGCGACGAGGAGAACGGCGAAGAGCTGTTCATGATGTACAACCACGAGGCCCTGCAGGACATCCTGTCGGACACCTCGCTGACCTCGGCGGACTACATGGCCGTTCAGATGCTGCAGTCCGGCAAGGTTGCGCAGAACTGGATGGGCTTCACCTGGATCCCGTATCAGGGCCTCACCTTCAGTGCCTCGACCTACTACGCCTATGCGTGGGCCAAGTCGGGCATCCACTTCGGCAAGGGCTACGAGGAAGGCAACGTCACCCGCCGCGGCGACAAGAAGGATCTCTGGCAAGTCTCGATGGGCGCCTCCTACGGTGCCGGCCGTCAGGACGAAACCAAGGTCGTCGAGATCGCCTTCCAGTAACCAACACGGTCGGGGGCTTTGGCCCCCTTCCTCCGAACCTCTCAAGGAGAATCGAACATGGCTGAAACCAACTCCCGCCAGGCTGCAAAAAACGCCGCTGGCACCAAGAACCTCAACGCCGACTCGGGGCGCGTTCGTACCCTGGTCATCGAGACCCCGGCAACGTTCGCCCAGCTGGCCATCGATGACACCATCGCCGGTGGCGTCTATGTTCCGGCAGGCTGCCGCGTCATTGGCGCCCGCGTCTCGAACAGTGCCGGCACGGCTTCCTCGACGATCAACATCGGTCTGCGCAAGCGCAAGGACAACGTAGTCCTGTCCGCCACTGCGATTGCCAGCCTGATCGCGATCACGACCGCGACGACCAATCCGACGGCCGCTTCGAACGGTGCCTATCTGGCCGCCGGCGTGGCCGCCCAGGTGCTGACCGACGATGCCGAGGTGTACATCACGGCGAAGGGTGCTGTCCTTGCCGCCAACCAGGCGCTGCGCGTCGAAGTCGACTACGTCGGCGCCTGACATCGAACTACCTCCCCCTCCGTGAAAGCGGGTTGAGCCCGGCCCATAACAGGGTCGGGCTTTTTTCTTAGGTGATGTGACATGGCGACCAGTGCCGTATCGATCTGCTCAAATGCGCTGCTGCTGCTCGGCGACAGCCCGATCTCGTCGTTCGACGAGGACAACGACCGCACGCGGCTGGTAGCCAACCTGTACGACACCAAGCGGGACAAGGTGCTGCGGCTGCATCCGTGGAACTGCGCGACGAAGCGCGTGATCCTGGCGCGGGATTCCACCGACCCGGAATTCGGCTATGCCTACCGATTCCTGCTCCCCGAGGACTGGCTGCGCACGCTGTCCGTCGGCCTCGATGATGATCAGGACGACTACGTGATCGAGGGGCGCTACATCCTCATGGACAACAGCGTCTGCCGGCTGCGCTACATCTATCGCAACGCCGACGAAGCGACGTGGGACGCGATCCTTATCGACGCCATGACGCAGGTCATGGTGGCCGCGCTGACCTACGCGATCACGAAAAGCACGACCAAGCAGGCTACCGAGGAAGAGATCGTCAAGCAGGTGCTGAAGACTGCGCGCGCCGTCGATGGTCAGGAAGTCACGCCGGAGACGCTGGGCGACTTCCCTCTGTTGGCGAACCGGATGCGCTGACATGCCGAAGATCAAGACGATCCAGAGTAACTTCAGCTCCGGCGAACTGTCACCGCAGGCGCTGGGCCGGGTCGATATTGCCCGATACCCGAACGCCGCAAAGCGCATGGTCAATGTGATCTCGCGCACCCTCGGCGGGGCTCAGAAGCGACCTGGAAGCCAGTACATTGCGCCGGCAAAGCACGCAGACAAGCGGGCGCGGCTTATCCCCTACGTGAAGAGCAGGGACGATGCCTACATGTTGGAGGTCGGCGACCAGTACCTGCGCGTCTTCAAGCCGGACGGCACGCAAGTCGAGACGTCGCCGGGCGTGCCCTACGAGATCACGACGCCCTACACCGAAGCCTATGTCGCCGAGATCGACTTTACGCAGGGAGAGGGCACGATGTACGTGTTCCACTCGTCCGTCTATCCGAACCGGCTGCGCACCTTCGGCGATGCAAAGTGGGACTGTTCGAACGCCCCCTTCACGACGACCCCGTTCTCGGAAAATGGCGACTACTACGCCGTCGCGCTGACGCTGTCGCTGAACACCGTCGGCACCGGCCGCACCATGACCGCTGCGTCTGCCGTGTTCCTCGCATCCGATGTGGGCCGAGCCATTCTGTGGAATGCCGGCGTTGCCGTGATCACTGGTTTCACCGATACCCAGACCGTTACTGTTGAGGTGAAGGTGATCTTCGATTCGACGTCGATCCCGTCTGGCGCGTGGAACCTCGATGCCAGCCCGCAGACGACGCTGACGCCGGGTGCGAAGGATCCGGTCGGCACCTCGACAAGCTTGACGCTGGCGGCAAATGGATGGCGCTCGACGGACGTCGGCAAGTTCGTCCGGATCAACAGCGGCCTGATCAAGATCACCGGCTACACCTCCGGCACCGTGGCGACCGGGACGATCATCAAGGCCCTGACCGCGACGACGGCCGCGCCGGCCCTCTCATGGACGCTTGAGTCCTCCGACTGGGGCGGCACCAACGGCTACCCGCGCACCGGCACGATGCATCAGCAGCGACTGGTCTGCGGCGGCACCGCCGGCAAGCCGCAGACGGTATTCGGCAGCAAGACCTCGGAACCGCTCGATTTCACCAAGGGCACCGCCGACGACGATTCCTTCATCTTCACGATCGGCACCTCGCAGAACCAGGTGACGCCGATCAACTACATGCTCTCGACGCGCGACCTGCTGCTGCTGACGCACGGCGGGGAATACTCGCTGCGCTCCGGGGTCGAGAAGCCGATCACGCCGACGAAACCTCCTATGGCTGCGCCAAGGTCAAGCCGGCGTCGCTCGGCAAGGAGACGCTGTTCGCCCATCGTGCCGCCCGCAAGCTGCGTGCTGCCGGCTTCCGCTACGACGAGGACGGCTACAAGTCACCGGACCTGACGACGCTTGCCGAACACATCACCGAGACCGGCATCCGCGAAATGTCGGTGCAGCTCGAACCCGATCCCGTCGTCTGGGTCGTGCTGAACAATGGCCGGCTGATCAGTGTCACGCTCGACCGCGATCTGGACGTGATCGCATGGAACCGGCACGAAATCGACGGCGGGGTCGAATCCGTCGCGACGATTCCTGACGGCGACAAGGATCAGGTCTGGCTGATTGTCCGGCGCCTGGTCGATGGCGCCATCGTCCGCTACGTCGAGCGCCTGCAGCCGGACTGGTACCCGATCATCGGCACGGCATCGCCTGACCCTGACGACTTCCCGCCCGGTGACGAGCCGACAAACTGGGGTTTCATGCTCGACTGCGCTATCTCTCAGGACTTCGAAGAAGGGAAGCCGATCTGGGACGGCCTCGATCATCTCGAAGGGCTGACGGTGCGCTGCCTTGCCGATGGTGTCGACATGGGCGATTTCACGGTAACCGGTGGCGAGATCACCCTGCCGCGCACGGCCAAGCGAACGCTGATCGGGCTGATGATCACCCCCGAGATCGTGATGCTGACGCCGGAGATACAGACCGGCAGCGGTACCAGCCAGGCCGATGCGATGAGCGTCAATGACGTCACCGTCCGCGTGCACAACACCCTCGGCCTGACGATCAACGGGCAGCAGACCATCCCCGGCCGCGTCGTGGGTCCAGACCAGCTCGACATGGCGCCCGAACTGTTCACAGGGGACAAGCGGGTGTCCAATATCGGATGGGATCGGGCGGAGACGGTCATCTCGCAGGATGCGCCATTCCCGTTCCATCTGCTCGCGGCGATCCGCACGCTGACGATCAATGGGGGCTGAACTATGGCAAACATCACTATCCGCGCATGTTCTGTCGAAGAGATCGAGCAGGCTGGCGCCTTGGAAATCCTGCTGGAAGCCTATGCTCAGGAATCCAGCATTCCCGAACTCGGCGAAGCCAGCGCGGACATGGACACCTATCGAGATTTCGAAGCGCGCGGGGCAATGCACACGATTGGTGCCTTTGCGCCCGAGTTGGTTGGTGTGGCGACAGTGCTGGTCTATGGCCTGCCGCACTACGCTGGCCGCAGGATTGCGGCAATGGAATCGCTGTTTGTGCTGCCGGAGGCGCGGCGCAACGGTACCGGGACGCGGCTACTGCAGGCAGCAAAGGACTTGGCGCGCGAACTTGGAGCCCCGGCGCTGCTTGTCAGCGCACCGGTCGGCAGTCGCCTGGACAAAGTTCTGCAGCGCACAGCGAATTGCCGAGAAACGAATCACATCTTCTTGGTAAATCTGAAATGAATGCGATAGCACTTTCCGCACCTTTTTTTCCGGCGATGGATGCTGGCGATGTTGCCAAGGTCGGCCGCCTGCAGTCGTGTCTTCGGGACATGGATCAGGTACCAATCACCACGTTTCACCACTTTCATGCCGGTATGTACGCGCGAACCATCCGCATTCCGAAAGGCGTCGTCATCACGGGGGCCTTGATCCGCATCCCGACGATTCTTATCGTTTCTGGCCATGCGACCGTCTTTATCGGAGGTGACTCGATCGATCTGCACGGATACCACGTCATTCCAGGCAGTGCCGGTCGAAAACAGGCTTTTCTTGCCCACGAAGACACTGACCTGACGATGCTCTTCCCGACCGAAGCCCGGACAGTCGAGGAAGCCGAAGCGGAGTTCACCGACGAAACAGATCTGCTGATGTCGCGCCAGCAGTCCGGAAATTTGATCATCACCACAGGAGAATAACCATGTCCGGATACACGGCCGCAGCCGTTGCAATAGCTGGAGCAGCCGCCTCCGTTATGGGGCAAATGCAGCAAGCCAAACAACAGCAGAAGATGCACAACGCCCAGGCGCAACAGACCCTGAACGAAGGGGCCTACCGTGCCGACGCCGCGAAGCAGCAGGCCGAGAAGTTCCGCAAGGCCGGCAAGTCACAAGCCGGCGAAGCCAAGGCCCAGCTTGCCGCATCCGGTGTGAAGGTCGGGGAGGGTACCCCGCTTGAGATCGACAAGGAGATCAACCAGAACGCCGAGGAAGATGCGCTCTCCGCGCTGATCGGCGGCAAGCGGGCCACGACTGCTGCACAGGAAGAGGCAAAGCTGCTCGGCAAGGCCGGCGACAACGCCGTCACGAATGCGGGCTACGGCGCCGCATCGACCGTGCTGTCCGCGGGTGGCTCGATGATCAAGAGCGGGTGGAAGACTCGCCTGAAGGCGGAGGGCTGACATGGCACGCATCCCGATGGGCAACTTCGGCACGGTCATCGCCCAGCCGGCCCCCACTGTCCGCATCCCTGCGGCAGCATTCGACGATGGCGGCAGCGGTGCGCAGAAGCTCGGCGACACCGCGATGCAGGTAGGGGTGTCGCTGATGGATGATCAGCGCCGCCAGGACGATGCCCTGATGCGGGCGCGTGCGGCAAATGCTGCCATCGATCGCGAAATGGCCGTCGATCAGCTCGGGCGCGAGATTGAGGAAGAGGTGACCGCCGGACGTCTGCACTACTCCAAGGCCAGCGAGACCTACAAGCAGCGCGTCGCGGCGCTCCCCGGTGACAAGTTCGACGGGCTCTCCCCAGTCGATGCCGAGAACTATTCGCGCAGCCTGAAGCGCATCGACTTCAAGGGCGAGAAGCACATCGAGACGGTGACGGCCAAAGCCAAGACGGCAGACTTCCGGGCGCAGACTGACGGCATCCTCGACAAGCTGGGCAAGCAGGCCGGGCTGCCGGGCACCGACATGGCCGCGCTGACGGGCCAGATCGACGCGATGGACGAGATCGGGCGCAGCGCCTACGGGGCCGCCTGGGAGAAGCGCAAGCAGGACTGGAAGGACAACAGCTGGGACGCCCGGCTGAACCAGCAGGCCATTTCCGTGCGCAACGACCTGAACGGCATCAATGCCCTGCAGCAGCAACTCACTGGCGAATACGCCGACAAGCTCGATTCGAACCGCCGCAATACGCTGGTTTCCCGCCTCGATGGCTACAAGACCTCGCTTGTGCAACGGGCTGAAGCTGCCAGCGCCCGGGCGGATCGCGCTGCCGAGCGGCACCTGAAGAAGGCCGAGGCCGAGTTCAACACGTTCCAGAGCCTTGCCGACAAGGGCACGACCATCGACCCGACCTATATCGACGTGGTGCTGCAGAAGACCGCCGGCACGCCGTATCAGCAGGCCGTCGCCAGCGTTGCCAAGCAGGCACAGGAAAACGGCGGTATCGCCTCGCAGCCGATCGCGCAGCAGCAGGCCGAGCTCGACCAGATCGACGCCAAGATCGTCAAGACCGGGCGCACTCCGGAACTGGACAAGCGCCGCGAGCAGCTGCAGAAGATCGTGCGCGGCAGCCAGACCGACCTGAAGGACAACGGGCTGCGGGCAGGCCTTGAGCGTGGCGTGATCGCCGACATGGCCCCGCTCGATGTCAGCACGCCGGAAGCCATTGCCGCCAGCATCCCGAAGCGCATCGAGCAGGCCGAGGCCGTCGGCGCATGGGCCGGGAAACCGGTATCCCCGTTCGACGCCAAGGAAGCCGAGAAGATCCGCAACACGCTGGATTCCCTGCCGCCGAAACAACGCTCCGAGGCAGTCTCGACCATCGCTCAGTCGGTCGGGCCGCGTCTTGCCGGCGCCGTTGCCGAGCAGCTGGACAAGCAGGACAAGCCGCTTGCGCTGGCGTTCGCAATGGCCGGGTCGCAGACCACGACCAACCGCTTCACCTCCGAACTGATCCTGAAGGGTGCGCAGGCCATGAAGGACGGCGCCGTGATGAAGGACGACAAGAAGGTGACCGGCTGGAAGGCCAGCATTGCCAGCGCTGTCGATGGCGCCTTCGCGAACGAGAAAGCCGCGTCTGCCGTCAAGGATGCGGCCTACTACATTGCCGCCGGCATCGCTGCGGAGAATGGCGGCAACGTTGGGGGTTCTGACATCAAGCGGGCCGTGCGCCTGGCGGTCGGTGGCGACATCATCGAGCGCAACGGCAAGAAGCTGCCGATCCCCGCCGGCATGGAGGCGGGCGACTTCGAGAAGCGTCTGCAGGGCATTCCGAAAGGCGACATTCTCAAGCAGGCGCCGGGCGGAAAGGTCCGTGTGGCCGGTGCGGAAATGTCCGCCGATGAGTTCGCGACAACCATTCCCGGTCAGGAACTGGCCATCGTCGGACCGGGGCGGTACGCGGTCATCGTCAAGGGGCGCCCGGTGGTCAATGCCAACGGCCGCCCGATCATCGTCGGGGTTCAATGATGAGCCTGCTTGATGCCTACGCAGACAGCACGGAAACCGCGCTGAACGTCATGGCTTCCCGTCCGGTGGAAGCAGAACCGCCAAAGCCAAAGCACTCCGCATGGTCAGCCATTCCGCGAGGGGTGGCTGCTGCAGCGGTCGAGGTCGGCGGCAACGTGATCGATGCCGGAACGATGATCGGCCAGGCCGCTGCGGCTGCCGTGAATGAGAACGCCGCGAAGATGCTCCGCGAGGAAGGCTACGACCTGCAGACGGAAGCCAGCCGCGTGCAGTACGACTACGCCCGCTCGCTGCGCCCTGATCCGTTGACAGCCGGCACAGCCGAGAACCTGGTGTTCGGCCTGACGCGGGGCCTGACGAAAGCAGTTCCTGCAGCCCTGGCGTTTGGGCCGTTCGGAGGCGCGGCTGCATTCGGCGTGTCCGAGGGCCTGACCGATGCCGACAATCTGGCCGCACAGGGCGTCGACAAGGCCACGCGCACGAAGGTCGGAATGGTGTCCGCCGGCGTGAATGCCGTTGGTGTCGCGCTCCCTGTCGCTGGCAAGACGCTGGCGCAGACGGTCGGATTGGTCGCCGTCGGCGGGCCGCTCTCGTTCATGACGCAGCAACAGGCAACGCGCTCGATTCTGGAAGCTGCCGACTATCACGACATCGCCAAGCAGTACGACCCGCTCGACCCGGTCGGCCTGACGGTGGCAACTCTGGTACCAGCTGGTTTCGCCGCAGCTGCACGCGCTGGCGCAAGAGGTGCGGCAAAGCCGCTCGAAACCGGAACAAAAGCCCCGGAAACTGCGCCGGAAACAGTGCCGCAAACCCCCGACATCGTGCCGACACGCGACGACATCGATGCGGCGATGGTGCATAACCTGACCACGCTGCGGGATGTGCATGAGGCCGTGTCGGCTGAGATTGCGGCGCGTCAAGCCGATCCCGCCCTGCAATCCGTCGAGGCATTTGCCGCCGATTCGTTGAGCAAGGCGCGCGAAGCAATCAACAAAGAACGCCTTGATATGCAGACCATTGCAGAAGGGCGGCTGACAGATCATCAGAAGGCATTGCCAGTCTCGCAGCGCATGACAGCAGACGATGCGCGGGCAAGGCTTGCAGAACTCGACCAGATGGAGGCTGATGCGGCGGTCAAATACGCGCCAGATAATCCCGTGGTGGCTGCCGCATTCGACATGCACAGCAAGCGGCAGGCAATGGATGCGCAGCCAAAACCAGTTGAGGATGTTACCCCGGAAATTTACCGCGCCCGAGTCGAGCAACTGGCGACCGAGCAGCCCGATCTGATCGCACGTCTTGACGAAGCCGGGCAACCGGTGCGACTGGCCGACGAACTGGATGCGGTGCGCAAGGCCGCGCAGGAAGGAACGGAGACGGAGTTCGGTGCGCTCGACGCCCCGCTGCTTAAGGTTGCCGCCGAGTGCGCGCTGGCTACAGGAACAGCAGCGCTATGAGGCAGGCGACGAAGATCATGCCGACGATGACCTTCAGCCATATGGCGGTGTATGCCTTGGCCTGCCGCCAGTTCCCGAAGGTGACGAGCCCGGCGATCGGCACGACCGAGACGAGCATCGCAATGGCCACGGGGAACCGTAGCCATTCCGGAAACATCATCACGAAGTCATAGACGGGGCGCATATGCACGCAGACTGTATAAAAAAGGTTCAGGCCGCAGCCGGTGGGCGGAAGCTCTCGGAATCGAAGATTCAGGCTATCGACGACGCCATCAGCGGGAAGATGCGCGAACTCGCGCGACTCGATCCGGAGGGCTGGCAGGCGAAAAGCAGGGATCAGCGTATCACCGAAGCCGCCACGGCAGCAATGCAGGACATTCAGGCCACTGCCGCCCGCAAGGAAATGCTGACCGGCATGCAGGCGATCAAGGCCGCCGAGACGGCATCGCGCATCGCCGACATGAAGCGGGTGTCTGCCCAGAAGGTGACGCAGTCGCAGGCGCTGGCGCGCGAGATCGAGACCTCGCAGAACTACGTGCACGCCGTCCATGACGATGCTGTCTCAACGCTTGGCGACATGCTGGACGCGGCCGGAAACAAGGACGGCACCGGCCTGCTGCGCAACCTCGGGATGCGGATCTTCAACCTCGACAACCCGGCCATGACCGCCGACGTGGTGCGCGAGGTGTTCAAGGGGGCCGACGGATCGACCGGAAACCGTGTGGCGCAGGCCGGTGC